TTGATTTATGTCTGACGTATAACTACGATTAATCTCTTCAACATCGTAGTTTCTTTTCGCAGTCATCTCTTTAATAATTTTATCTATTCCGGTAATAGGTTTGTCTTCATAATTATCAGTGAATTTCGGGGCCTCTGGCACATTTAATTTCATCGCACTGGTAAATTCCTCTTGGCGCCTTGTTAAATCTTTGTCAAATTGAGATAATCGATCTGTCTGCAGTTCTTCATATGTAATTAGTTCTCGTGCCGGTGCCGGTGGCTCATCTAATATTTTTATTTTGGATGGCATTTTCGCATTGGTGCTCTGTTTTATGTAATTTAAAATAAGTATGATATATTTTTTATTCATGTCAATTAAATTAGAACTCTTCGCCCGTTCTGATTCAAAGAAGCCTCGAATATTATTTGTAAATACTTGCGAAATTTCGGATTGTACTGGTTTTTTCAAAAAACGAAATATATCTTCATCACTTATTACATCCCACAGTGTCGCTAAATTATCCTTTTGTAAAAAATCATTAATACTCATTAATATATAAATAATCGAATGTTATATTTATATATTTTTACAGGGAATCATTAAAATAAATATGGCGAAATTTATTCATATATTCGTCCTTTAAAATATGGGTCTTTAAATAATGCGCAGTCATCTTATCTTCTAACATATGTACAATGAAATAGAGAGAATAAATACCGCATTCAGTATTGCCATATTGGTGCTCGATGCCTTCATTGCTATCAAATTGGAAGTTTAGTTTGGGAGACATTGACACTCCTTGTTCTTTAATGCGGTCGACCAAAACCATTATTTGTGAGGTGGGTTTGTCGCCCGTGCTATCAAAAAAGAAGATTTTTCGTTTCTTTATGTTAATAAACATTGAAATCCAGTGTTGCCCTGGCTTATTATGTGGGTCTGTATTAAATATGATTCCAATTTTAGTCTTGCCATTCTTTATTTGTTCGCTCAAACTAAAGTTACACAGTTCATCCCATACACATTCACCGTATAATTTTCTGGTATCAAAATCAATAGGCGACGGACCAATAAAATCAAAGCACTTGTAGGCCTTCTCATATTGTTTCATAACATTCATAATATCAATACTTGAGAGCCACTCGTTCGGGTTTTTCTTCCACTCAGCAGGTGATTCTGGTGCGAATGAATCAGACAATTCGCTTTCAACCGGTCCAAATACGGAGCGCTGCCTTATCCAACAAGATTCCTTATTACAGATACCGCTCAATTTTTCGGATATAAACCGATGAATCTCCTTCGGGGAACTAGATGTTATTTTTACGTCTGGATGTCTAGCATTCCACATGTCTCGCAATCGATAAAGATTTTTGTTTGTATAACACGAGAAATGGTTGATTTCTCCCTTTGGTTTTGGACTACAGTTTAACCGTTTCAATTTGATTTCCTTTTTCGCATAATATGGGGTCGGGGGTCTTATCCCTTTTTTAATGGTTTTATTCATCTTATGTTTCTTATTTTTGACCCTTTTTGTGTTCGTCCTCATAAATACTAGTGATATTATTCTTTTTTACACCCTTGCTTTTAAATTCCGGATTTTGTAGATTTATGTCTTTCTGTTGAGGAAGTATAAGCTCCTCCTTCTTTTTTGTCCTTATTTTTGTAACATATTTGTCTAAAGTAGGTGTGTTCATTTTAACTGAACGCAGCGAAGACAATAAACCCTCATTATAGTCAGTCGTGCCATTTATATAGCAATTTATAGAGCAATCTATCGCGTTATTACTCAAATCTTCTACTGATACACTCTCACCATATTCAGATTGTATTATATCGCTTCGGTCAATTGCCTTAAAGTAATTTATAGCAGTAGTTACAAATGTCTCGTATGTAGATTTAACATCTAAAAACAGATCTTGCGGCGGTTTTCCGCTAATAATCTCCTTAAATAAACTATAAATTCGTTTGCGATAAAACCGTTTATCCTCCTTGCTTAAAGCTCGCTCCTTTTTAGTTTTAATCTGATTACTATACATCTCCTTATTTAACAAGCAGTCTAATGTTACACGATTCACGAAATCATCTGACATATAATTTATATGTAAAATAATTATTATAATTTGTAGAGGTTTCTGTATTGCGGATATATTAACACTTTTGTTTTGTCATGTCGCGCACTTGGACTCGCGTATTATTATAAAACATTCCAGAACCAATTACAGACTTATCTGGATTCGGGTTGAAATCCGAAAACTTGTCCTCTTGAAATAATAGGTCGTGCGGGCTGGGTTGTTTTTGAGAATGAAATTTATAATTGTATAAATCGCTATTACTACTAGGGACAAAAACAGCCTGACTACACTTCTGTAAAGCGAATACCTGGTTTCTCAACTCGGATTCGGTGTTTACATTCGAGGCAAAACCAGACCATGGAGATGTTGTGTTCCCTGGGTTAAAGGTTTTATTAATATTATATATCGGTAGCTGTTCCATTGGAACAGTAATGGGTTTTCTAGGATCAACAATTGGGAAATAAGAATATTTCGTCATAACAGGACGGACGTCTAAATACGGCTGTAACAATTGAGATGGGATATTTCTATCGTAAATTCGTGTATTTGTTTGTTGTTGTATTTGTGAATTACATAACTGACTCTTGTTTTGTAAATTGTCCATTGATATAAATATAGTAGATTATTATTTAATCCAAAATACCTATAAAATACATTTAAATAAATGTAAAATACATATAAAGAGAAATTTAATAAATAATTATAGGGATCATGTGTGGAATTTTTGCTATTTTGAATAAATTAAACACACATTATGATAATATCTTTACTGAATTCGCCAAGGGTAAAAATCGCGGGCCTGAGTTTTCTAAATTAGACGACACCTATAAAAAAACGGTCCTTGGTTTTCATCGTTTGGCTATCAACGGACTCAATGATATGTCAAATCAACCACTGATTATCAATGATATTATTCTAATTTGTAACGGCGAAATTTACAACTATAAACAATTATATACTGATATGTGTGTTGTGCCCGTAACTGGGTCAGACTGTGAAGTAATTATTCATCTTTACCTTAAATATGGTATCGAGCAAACTCTTACTATGTTAGATGGTGAATACGCGTTTGTTTTATACGATAATCGTGAGAACAATGAAAATATTAACCGCGTTTTTGTTGCCCGCGACCCATTTGGAGTTAGACCATTGTATTATTTAAAAAACAGATATAACGGTGGAGATATGAACCACCAGTTATACGGATTCGCGTCAGAGCTTAAGTGTTTGTCGGGGTTTTATAACGAAGACACTGTTAATTACTCAATAGAACAATTTACCCCTGGGACCTTTAGTGTTTTACAGATTACAAATAATAGAGATTCACATTGGGTAATGGAGAAAACCAATGTTCCGTATTTTATACCTTCGCCTTCTCACAGTTGGTTAATTAATAATAATGTAGATCCAATGATTACTGAAAATATTTATTCTAGAATTGCGGCCTATTTAAATGCGGCGGTTGTTAAAAGATGTGTTACAACGGAGAGACCGATCGCATGCCTATTGTCCGGTGGACTAGACAGCAGTCTAATAACTGCGCTTGTGAATAATTATTATGCATCTAATAAGCTACCAAGTAAATTAGAAACATATAGTATCGGTCTCGCTGGATCCGACGACTTGAAACACGCACGAATTGCGGCGGACTACCTTGGAACAAAACATACGGAAATTGTTGTCACTGAAAAACAAATGTTCGATGCTATACCCGAAGTAATTCGGGCGATTGAAAGTTATGATACAACTACCGTAAGGGCGAGCATTGGAAATTACTTACTTGGCAAATATATCGCAGCAAACTCCGAAGCTAAGGTAATTTTTAATGGTGACGGATCGGATGAGCTCTTGGGAGGATATTTGTATATGAATAAATGCCCAGATGACATTGAATTTGATAGGGAGACTAGACGGTTATTGAAAGATATACATTTATTCGATGTTTTGCGTTCTGATAAATCAATCTCATCGCACGGGCTAGAGCCAAGACCACCATTTTTGGATATAAGCTTTGTAAATTTCATCCTGTCAATTCCCGCGCATTTTAGAAATCACCGAAACTCAACCCGCATAGAAAAATTTATTTTAAGACACAGTTTTTCCAAAGCCATTTTTAAGGATTGCTTGGGAAGACAAATTCTACCAGATGCGATTCTTTGGAGAAAAAAGGAGGCATTTAGCGACGGGGTTAGCAATCATGGCCGCTCATTGTTTACAGTATTACAAGAACAGATTTCACAACTCTTCCGCGCAGAAGACCCGACTACCAATTACGAGCCCAGCATCCAGCTTGAGAAACAATATTACAAGCAAATTTTCGAGAAGGCATATCCTAATTGCTTCCACATTTTACCTTATCTTTGGATGCCAAAATATACAAATGCTACCGACCCCAGTGCTAGAACGCTACAATTTTACTCTGATCAACAAGCTAACACCACATAACAAAAATATGATTATTAATTATTTGCGACGCTTTATAGTCGTATTTTTAACACTCCTTCTGAATTTTACTGTAGGCACGCGTTTACATTTAAATTTGCCACGCGTGTATCCCCTTCTATTAAATATTGTTCTTGTGCAAATTCCAATCGCGCGCGCCTCATTATTTTTATCAACCTTTTTAATACACCTGCATAATTTACTTGCTAAAATTTGTTCCGCCGCATTTTTCATGAGACGGGTTGAACCAGGTATTGGTTTCTTATAATATTCCAAAATCTTTTTGTAATCATTTGTAGTCAACTGTGTCATTTATATTTGATATATATTACACATAAAATAATTTTGGAACTTATATAAGCCCGAGAATATTG